GAAAGGAAAATATTATGGGCTTGCGCTCATAGCTCTGTTTTTAGGCATGGTAGAAAGCCACAATGGACAAAATGCAGTAAGTTATTTCACTGTGATCGAAGAACTATGAAAAAGCTTTATATTGATAGTCTGATAAGAGTTCACTACAAGGTAAAGAAAAAGCACCCGAAAGTGCTTTCTTAGTAGTTATTATTTTATTTCCTCTTACCAATGCCCTTCCTTGTCAAAATATCTAGCGTTCTCCAAAGCAACTTTTAATGTTGGATACCAGTCTACAACTTCACCGCAATTATTATTCGCATCAGCACTAATAATTTCCCATACTTCCCCATCTTCATCATATTCAATTCTGTACCATTTAGTGTGATAAGTTTTCATCATTCATTCTCCATTAATTCTTGGATTAAGTAGCCATCATTAAAGCTTTCAACATAAGTATAGCTTCTTAATTCATCTAAGAAAAAAGACCAATCATTTTCTGATTTGTATTTTATTTTTGCTTCTTCAGAAAATAAGGAATGATATTTAGCAAAAATATCATCTAAATACATAAATTTTACATTTTCATCATTTTTTAATTCCATTATCATCCTCCATTATGCAATTTCATAATTAATGCCATGATAAGCACAATAGCCAACTATTTTATAGACTTTGTACTTGTCATTAGGATTAATTTCAAACTCGTGAATTAAAATATTTGGCTTGTTATCATCACAAATTAATAGATTGAGCCAATAATCATTATTTTTAGATTGATAGCTTGGATCATGCCAAGAAATAAAGCGGCAACTTTCAATAATTGTTGTATATTCGCCAGCAACTTGTGAGCAATAACTAATTGCAGATAAAACTTTATTATCATAATTTAACTTTTTATTTATTTTCTCATAATTGTTATTTATTTTAGCCATTATTCATTCTCCCTTATCGTCACCTGGATAATAATCCATAAAGTCATTTTATCCTCTCTATTCCAATGCCGTATTCTTCATATATATCTCCCTCATAAGTCAGGCTTTCATCAATTCCCTCTCCATGTAGAAATTCAATAGCATGTTTTTCTGATGTAAATGTTATTGGCTCTCCATCATCATCGAGAACATACTCTTTCCCATTAAGAGAAATACCTTCTGGATTGCGATAAATAACGTATTGTCCATAAGTCATCATTCATTCTCCATTTTCACGATAGATTCAGTTTGGGCATACTTCTTATGTCTTTTAAATCGCACTCATGTATTTCAAAAAGACCATCACATTGTTCATTATATTCATCTAATAAATTATCAATAAATTCTTTCTTGCTATAAGAATGTCTAACAGGATTTAATTGAATATTAATTACGCATTCATATTGTTTTAATTCTTTTTTACTCATTTTAGGTTCCTTTCCGCTGTTAATTAAACCTAATATTGGCAATGAAGCATTCACTACAATGCCAATAATGGGGCTAACTAAGCCTTTCTCTTTCACAACATGGTGCGCAAACTTGCACATCAAATCGAATGCCTTGCATTTCGTAGGCAACCATTCCGTCTTCTTTTATGATTGCTACGTCTGGTTTCCAAGGGCTACCGATAGAAACGCTTTTTCTTCTATACATTTCGCCCTTTGAGATTGTGCCTTTGCAAGTATCACATTTGTAAGCTCTCCTTGATTTTGTCATTTTCATTGTGTTGCCCTCCTAAGAGTCATAGAGGGGGCGTAATCAATTCTGAGTACTTTGTATCCCCATTCTGGATTGTACCATTTATCATGGCTTAAAATGGCCCTATAAGCTTTGGTTACGCTTGTGGCCGGTATATTGTAGATTGTATGACCTACATTTAATTGGATAAGATATTTATTCATATCAAAACCCCTAAAAATAAAATGATAAGATAAATGGAGATCACAAGCATTATTGCGTTTGCAATCTCCAAGATGATTTGTAGCCTAGTCATTAGGCTACTTTCTTTAATTGTGTAGCGTTTAAATTAAGCACAAATTGACTAGCTTTTTCAGCTTCTTTCGCGGCTCTAAAAATGAATTTTTTATCGTCTTTTAAAGCTTTCAGCCAAGATTTAATATAGCTTGCATGATTATCAATCATGTCATTTTTATCACCATTTTTAATGCCTATTGTAGCATTTAAAAAAGCACTACCCAACTCAGCTATCAATTCTTCATAAGCGTAATCTTTTGAGCCTTTTGTACTAAACTTTTTACGGTCTAATCTGCTTTTGTGGCCTGTCCAATGTGTTACTTCATGTGCTAATACTGAGTAATAATATTCTGGCGTTTTAAAAGTTTCAAATGGTGGCATGCCAATATCATCAGATAAAGGATAATAAGCGGCTTTATTATCAGCTTTTATTTTTGCACCAATTGAACTATAAAAATCTTCAGCTTTTGCAATTCTTTTTTCTTCAATTAAATTATCAGTATCTTTTTGAATGTATTTATCTTTTAATTCATTCTGCAATTGGTCACCATTGAAAACGCAATAAGTTTTAATCATGTGAACCTCTTTAGTATCACCAATTAATATATTGCCGTTTTCATCTTCAGCTTTATCTTCAAAAGAAAGCTTTTTATAAAAGATAACTTGAGAGCCTTTTTCTCCTCTTTTAACAGGATTTCCCATTGCTTCAGCTTGTTTATAGCTGAACCAATAATTGCTATTAAAACCTTTTGCGCTTGAATACATCCACAACAGCAATTGGTTAATGCCTTTATATGGCTCTAAATTGTGTCTATATTCACGGTCAAGTATTTGGTTATTATTCCAAGGTTTAATCCAAGGTTTATTGCCTTTTTCTAAACAAGCAATAATATCATTTGTAACATCTTGATAAATGTCTCTTTTCTTTTTTGCTTTATTTTTCATTGTATTATTCTCCGCTGTTATTATTGTTAATAACTGCTATTATGCATAATTGACGTTTAACGTCAAGTATTAATTATTAGCTATTAATTATAAGCATATTATGCAATTATATTATTAGCTATTATTATTAGCTATTAATAAGAGCATATAATCTTTAAAGCCTTTATCTATTTTAAGCATTTGTTGTTTATTAGCTTTAATCAGTTGGTGCATATAATTGCATTCATTGCTTGCACATTCATGCACGCGATATGCATATAATAAGCTATTATAAGCTATTAGGCTTGCAAGCCATTGATTTTATTAGCATGAACACAGGCTAATTACCTGCGACCATTGCAAGCTATCCTTTATTTGCTAGGAAAATGATGGCCATTATTTTAGAAGCCACCACTAGCCCACCCTCGCCCTCGCAGCCCAAATCGGTTTATCATATATGCTATCAAAGCTAGCATCACCCACCCACATACAAGCACCACCCCCATGCAACAGAAAAGCCACAATAGCAAATAATTGACGCTATACGCAAATAAAAGCTTGCGCTATGTACGCAAATGATCCATATGTTGTATAGAATAGCAGCAGTGCCTCAATATCATGCCCGATAAAATGCTGTTATTTTCTTCGCTAACTCGGCTGGTGTTTTCCTCCATTTCACCAGCCTTTTTTTTAGGATCATGGAATGCCAAAGAAGAAGAAGCGCAAATCATTGATGAATAGTTATGGCTAGGCATCCCAAAGGCACGTCTATTGTGACGATGGACATGATGGCGTTGGTTTGTGATCGTTTATCGGATGGTGAGAGTTTAACGAGCATCTGTGCTAACAGCGATACGCTTCCTCATCGAAAGACGATTATGGCGTATGTGCAGAATAATGAAGCAGCATGGGAAGCTTACAGCAAGGCCAGGGCGATACAGGGCGAGCATATTGGCGATCAGATGCGTGATATTATGGATGCACCAATGCCAAATGATCCGAAGATGGCCATGGCAGAGGTTCAATGGCGCAGGGTGAGGCTGGATAATCTGGATAAGCTGAGAAGGCAGTTACAGCCATTTGGCGGCATAAGGAATAATCCGAATGACAGCAAGGCTACGAGTGGCAGTATTACTTTAAGCTGGGATGGCTGATGTTAAAAGCAGATGGATATGATGAAGCGATTATAGGCCAGGGTAATCAGGGTACGAAATCACCTGTATTGGTTTATGATGCTGAAAAGGTGATTGATATTCTTTGTAAGAGGGATGGCATGACCGATGAAGAAGCTCTTGAGTATTTTTGTTTTAATATTGAGGGTGCCTGGCTAGGCGAGAATACGCCTATATTTGTCTGGCCTGACGATGAAGATTAAGATTCCTTATAATCCAAGGCCGTTGCAGAAGGAATTGCATCAAAGACTGCAATCAAAACGATGGGGTGTTATTATCTGCCATCGAAGGTTTGGTAAGACGGTTTTGGCGATCAACCATCTTCTGAGAGATGCGATATTGAGCGATAAGCCTAATCCGAGGTTTGCGTATATTGCGCCGACTTATCGGCAAGCGAAAGCGGTGGCTTGGGATTATTTAAAGCAGTTTAGTTCAGCGATACCGACAACAAGGTTTCACGAGACAGAATTGCGGTGTGATTTGCCTAATGGTGCGAGAATACAGCTTTTGGGTGCGGAATCGCCTGATAGCTTACGAGGGATTTACCTGGATGGCTGTGTGCATGATGAGTATGCCCAGATGCCAGCGTCTTTGTTTCCAGAGATTATCAGGCCGGCGTTATCGGATCGTAAGGGTTATGCGGTATTCATGGGAACCCCACAGGGGATGAACAGCTTTTATGAGCTGCATGAAATGGCAAAGGATTCTGATGATTGGATTACAGCTACTTACAAGGCTAGTGAAACAGGCATTTTGGATGATGAGGAATTGGACAGTGCCAAGAAAAGCATGTCCGAGGATCAGTATAATCAGGAATATGAATGCTCATGGGTTGCCAATGTTCCTGGTGCGATATGGGCCAAGGAGATTGAAAAGGCAAGTCAGGCTGGGCGAGTTACCAATGTTCCTTATGATGAAGGGCATAAGGTGGATACCTGGTGGGATTTGGGTGTGAATGACAGCACGAGTATATGGTTTACGCAGAATGTGGGCCGTGCGGTTCATGTGATTGATTATTATGAAAATCGAGGGGAAGGGTTGAATTTCTATGCCAGAATCTTGCAGGAAAGAGGCTACCTGTACGGCACACACAATGCACCCCATGACATCGAAGTGCGAGAATTGGGTTCTGGTAAGTCCAGACGAGAAGCG